CTGGCGGCGGTATGCCACCCCCTTCTCCCCCACCTATGTAAGGAAATATCATGGACTTGTTCAAACCACGTGGCGCAGCGGCTCCTCGCAAACCCACTGACAACAATCAACAAAACGGCGTTATGGTCAACACCCCTCGCTTTGCTCAACTCGGCGGTCTCACTAACCCGTCGAAGTTGGGTGGAAAAATGGGCATGGCTGTACAAAAGCCTGCTGACGGCAAGCGCGTAATCTAAACAATTAGAGGGTAAAAATATGTCGCTTGAAAACATTTCTCTTGAGGCTCGTGATGAGTTAGCCGCTCTGTCCCAGATGCTGGCTGAAAATCCCGAGACTCGCAAAGACTTTCTCCGCATGACCAAGAAGGTCAAGCCGGACTTGCCAATCCCCGAACTCGACATGGAAGACTACACCCGCAATGCTGTGGGCAAGTCCGAAGCGCGTGTTCAACAATTGGAAGCACGGCTGCGGGAACGTGACGCTGTGGAAGAACTCCAGAAGCGGCGCAACAGTCTGATGAAGAAAGGACTGATTCAGTCCGAAGGCGAAATCGAAGAAGTAGAAAAAATCATGCTTGATAAAAAAATCCATGACCATGAGACTGCGGCGCAGTACCATTCGTGGATGAAGCAGGCAGCAATTCCTACTTCTTCTGGTTACAACGCTTCACCCGTAAAGCAGTTTGATTTGAACCGTTACTGGAAGAATCCGGCTGGTGCTGCACGGCAAGAAGCTATGAATGCGTTGAACGATTTGCGTAGACCAAATCGTCCGATAGGTTTGTAAAAGAGGGTATTCTTTTGTTTATCTGTTCGTAAGGAGGCCTTATGGCTATTGGCGGCGGCATCCTACCAGCTACAGGGTCATCTCAGTTTACTGAACTGACTTACGTAACTCGTAGAGCCTTTATCCCGAAGCTGGTTGTCCAGCTTTACAACTCGACCCCGCTACTCGCGGCCCTGATTAGTAATAGTCAGCAAGCCTCTGGTGGTGTTTCTTCCATCACTGTTCCCGTCCAAGGCGCACAGTTTGTGAATGCCCAATGGTCTGACTACAGCGGCTCTTTTGCCCAACCGTCAGTCCAGCAAGGTGCTTACAACGCTGAGTTTGACTTGAAGCTGATGATTTCTCCCGTGCCGTTCCTCGGTATGGAAGGTGCAGTTCAGCAAGACGCAGCAATTATCCCGTTGATTGAAGCTCGTATGAACGATGCGACCAACGTGATGATGGACGCAATGGCAACTGCCTTGTACAACAACACCACCAACACCCAACAGTTTATCGGACTGCCTGGTGCTGTGGATGACGGTACAACTCTGCAAACCTACGGCAACATCAACCGCTCGACCTACACCTGGTGGAAGTCGAAGCAGTACGCTGCTGGTTCGGTTAACCCCACTCGTCAGAACATCCTGCAATACATCTCCGGCACTGTGAAGAACGGCGCTGAGATGCCTAGCTTTGGTGTTTGCGGCTTTGGTACTTGGACGCTGCTGGCTCAAGACTTTGTTGGTCAAGAACAGTATGTCATCACCCCAGGTTCCGGCTTTGACGGCGACAACAACGGCCCCCAGGCTGCATTCCGCGCCCTGATGGTTGCTGGTGTTCCTATCTATCCTGACCCCTACTGCCCCGAAGGCACGGTGTACTTCCTCAACACCAACTACCTTTCGCTCTACATCCATGAGCAAGGTTCGTTTGTGTTCACAGGATTTGAGTCCACTCTGCCCAACTGGCAAATTGGTTATGTTGGCGCGGTGCTGATGATTGCCGAACTGGTAAACGTCAAACCCAAGTCGATGACCAAGGTGACGGGTTACAACTACCTTTCACTGTAAGGAGTAGACAACCATGTCTTTAGCACTCAATAAAATCCTACTTGCTAACGCACCCACCAACACGGCTGGCGCGTATCTGCAAGGTGTCACTATCACCAGCATCGGCATTGGCAACACCACGCTGATGAACGCTGGTGTGTCTAGCGCACAAAACGTCCCTGCTGGTACTTACATTCTTCCTCAAACCACTAACAACGTGGCTATTGAAGTGAATGCATATACCTCTGCTGGTGCAAATGCCTGGACTACGTACATTGCAGCCAACACTGGCGGTACTGTCATTTCTGATGGATTCAACGTGCGTGCAAACGCAACTACATCTACTCAGAGCCTTACGTTGTACACATCCAATGGCGGTAACAACGCCACTGGCACGTACAACACCTAAGGAGTAGACATGAACGCAAACCATGTAGGCGCACGCTACCCAGACTCATTTGGCAATTTTGTTATTGCCACAGCACCCATTGTTCCGCTTAATGCGGTAAGCAATGCTGCTGTTGTGATGTCTGTGGTGGGAACAAACTACATAGTTCGCCGTGTCACCATCTCTAACGCAAACGCAAGTGCTGCCACCGCTAACGTAAGTATCATTACGTCCAGCGATGGCAATGCTGCCAATGCAGTTTTTGCAACAACCAAGCTCTCAAACATCACCAGCACTACAACTTTTCAAGACATTGCTCCCACCGCTAATGCCGTTTCTAACGTGTATAGCTCTGGCGCTCTGTGGGTGAAAGTTACTACTGCCAACGATGCAACTTGCGAAGTGACGGTTTACGGTGACATCGTGAATCTATGACACAGACGGTTTTTGTAACCAACCGCAGCAACACCGTACTCAGAGATGGGTACGGTGGTGTCTTTTATGAATTTGTGAAAGACAAGCCCGTAGAGGTTCCCCTCCATGTGGCGCAGCATGTGTTTGGTTATGGAAACCCCAACAAGGAAAATTTCCTTGCCCGCTTGGGATGGATTAAGTCCCACGCAGAATTAGAAACAGGATTGGAATTGCTGGCTCGGTTTGAAATCACTGAGCAGCAGCCAGAGCAGAACCGCTCCTTACCCTCGGCGGTTAGCGTAGTACCTCTGCGGATTGAAAAATCCGTGGGGGGAAAAGTTACGCAAAGGGCAGCATAAAATGGAAGCATTATGGCAACACTTACTTCCTACATATCGGAAGTCCGGCGGCTCCTGCATGATGCCAATGGTGTCTTCTGGGACAATGCTGAACTAACGGACTACATCAACAGCGCCCGTGAGCGCGTAGTTAGAGATACAGGGTGCTTACGTACCCTACAGGTTACCCAAACTCCAATTTCTTCTGGTGGCAATGTAGCCACTGCTTGGGCAGCAAGTACGCCTGTCACTGCTGGTGATTACCTGTTTTCCAACATTTTTATTTATGAAGTAACAGCCAGCGGAACCACTGACACTGTTCCACCGCCGTATCCGGCATCTGGAGCTACATTCCCGCCCACCACTCCGTTCACCAACGGCACGGCGACCATGCAGTATTCCGGCCCTGCGGAACTTATCAACTACGCAGCCATGCCCAACGGGCAATACACGCTGGATGTGATGAACATCACCCTGTACTGGGGCAACAGCCGCATCCCGTTACGCTACTTGCCGTGGAGCAATTTCAACGCACAGTTACGGTACTGGCAGAACTACGTTGGCAGGCCCATCTGTTTCTCAACCTATGGTCAGGGGCAGATATACATTGCACCAGTGCCAGACCAAAGCTATTACATTGAGATAGATACGGTCATCCTGCCTACCGCACTGACATCTACTGCGCCTGATGCCGTAGACGTTATCGTATCCCCGTACACCACGCCTGTGGCCTTCTACGCAGCCTACAAGGCCAAGTACAAAGAGCAGAGCTACGGCGAGGCTGAAATCTACAAGCAAGAGTACATGAAGCATGTCAATGCTGTTCAGAACTCTGTCTTCACGCGCCGCATTCCAGACCCTTACTCTAGCCCGTACTAATCATGGCAGCAGCAGAGCAAAAGAAGTCTTATGCTGTTGTTAAGAATTTTACAAGTCTTAACACCAAAGCCAACAGAACGGCTATCAAAGAGGATGAGTTTGCTTGGATAGAGAACGCCATGCCCATCGGGTTTGGCAACATCAAAGTCACTCCCGCGCAGTTGACGGTCAGAGACTCTGGCAATGCCGCCGTTGCTTTTGGCAACACGGTTACGGCGCTTACTTCTGCCAACATTGATGTCAGCGACTATGTAGTTGGCTTTCAATCCAACGGTGCGGCGCAATATTTCAACGTCACATCTTCCACTACGGGCAATATTGCTGCTGCTGGTACGTTCTCTTCAACAGGCGTAACCACAGCCCAGTACAAAAACCAGAAAGTCATCATTGGCGACCCTGACAAGGGCTTGTTCTCTTGGGATGGCGGCAACCTGTCTAGCATCGGCTCTGTAGGAGCTATTGGCATCAGAAACGCTGGCGCAGGCTACACCAGCACCCCCAGCATCACCATTTCTGCCCCGCAAGAGACGGGCGGCAACGTGCAAGCAACGGCTACTGTGACCGTAGGCAGCGGCGTTGTCACTGCCATCACCCTCACCAACGGCGGTCAAGGCTACACGGCTGTACCTACAATTACCATCAGCGGCGGTGGAGCCAGTACAAATGCCACGGCGGTGGCCTCGCTAGTTACGTTCAAGACAGGCACAGTGTCTGTGGTGATGAACACTTTTGGCACTGGCTACAGCAACTCTTCCAATGTCACGGTGACTATTGGTGACGGCACTGGTTACACGACAAAGGCCATAGGCAACGCCATCGTGTCCGGCGGGCAGATTACCCAGGTCATTATGACCAACGCAGGGGCTGGCTACACCGCTGCATCTAACGTGACGGTGGTCATCACCGACAGCAGCGGCACACCAGGCACGGGCGCAACCGCCACAGCTTTTGTTAACACCAGCCAGATTGTGGACGTAGCTACCTTCTCCGGCAGAGCGTGGGTAGCTGCGGGCAGGACGGTGTACTACTCCTCTGCTACCAGTGTCAGCGACTTCACATCTGTGTCTGCGGGTTCTTTCACCATCACAGACTCCACGCTGCACGGCAACATTCAAGCCCTGCTGTCTGCCAACAACTTTCTCTACGTCTTTGGTGATGACAGCATCAACGTCTTCTCTGACTTGCGGGTGTCCAGCACGGGTGTAACCCTGTTCACCAACACCAAC